GATTGATTGTAGCGTTTATAACTCAACTACAATTAAGAAAGGGAGCCTCGGCTCCCTTTTTCTTGCGACATTCATATTTCAAGTGTAAACTAAAATTGGTTTAAAATTAATTAGCTTGATGAGGGCCGTTTACGGTTTCCATTAATACAAATATAAGGAGTTCAAGATGGCTAATCCACATTTTCAAAACTTAATACTTAACGCTGGTAATAGCGAGTCTACTAAACATAAGAAAGATGTTCCTATGTTCTTGGTAAACCCGTCTAGTTCGTTGTTCTATCAATATCAAACTGATTTTATGACTTATGCTTCTGGCGATTTTACAATCACTACAACTGAAGCAGGTACAGGTTCAGCTACAGAAGCTTTAACTTCTGGAGCCGGCGGTCAACTTTTGCTTACTAATGCAGCAGGTGATAATGATTTAGACTTTTTACAATTAAAAGGTGAGTCATTCAAACTAAGCAGCAGTAAAAGAGCTTTCTTTGAAGCTAGATTTAAGGTAAGTGATGCAACGCAATCAGATGTTGTTATGGGTCTACAAATAACCGATACAACACCTCTTGCTGTTTCTGATGGTGTTTACTTTATGAAAGACGATGGTGACACAAACCTAGATTTTCATATAGAAAAGAATGGTACTGACACTACTACAGCAGCGGTTACTACTTTAGCTGATGATACATTTGTAGACGTTGGTTTCTTTATAGATCCAAACACTTCACAAGTATCTTACTTTATAGGTTCTGCTACTCCAGTAGGTGTAGTAAACACTAATTTACCAGATGATGAAGAGCTAACCGTATCTTTTGGTATTCAAAATGGTGAAGCGGCAGCTAAAACTATGACAATTGATTACATAAATGTAATCTGCGAAAGATAGGAGTAAATAATGGCTGATACAGTAACTTCCCAGACTATTCAGGATGGTGATAGAGTCGCCATTTTAAAGTTTACGAATGAGTCTGACGGTACAGGTGAATCTTCTGTAAAGAAAGTAGATGTTTCTGCCTTAACTACTAATAGTGCGGGCGAATCATGTACGAGTGTATCTATAGGTAGAATTTACTGGGCTACTAGAGGTATGGGTGTTGATATTGAGTTTGATGCTAGCACAAACGTTTTAGCAATACCTTTACCCGCTGATAGTACAGGAGATGAATATTACGATGATAGATTTACTGGCATACCCAATAATGCAGGATCTGGAGTAACAGGTGATATTGATTTCACTACGGTTGGACACTCAAGCGGAGACGCATACTCAATAATATTAGTTCTTAACAAAAACTATTAATGGCAGAGTACAAGGGTAAAACAGTAACTCTTAACCGACCAAGGGCTATTTCAAAAGGTAGCCCTGGTTATGGTAAAAAACGTAAAGAGGTTTTTGTAAAAGGTTGTAGTAGCGAAAGCTCTAGAGTCAAACGTATAACTTTTGGTGATGCCAAGCTTGGTATGCACAAAGATAGTAAAGCAAGAAAGAAATCTTACTGCGCTAGAAGTAAGGGTATGGGTGGTACTACAGATAGATGTAGTGCTAATTACTGGGCTAGAAGAGATTGGGATTGTTAAATGGCATCTGGAAAAAAAGACGCTTGTTATCACAAAGTAAAAGGCAGATATAAAGGTTCTTGGCCTTCAGCATATGCCTCTGGTGCTTTAGTAAAATGTCGTAAAGTAGGAGCAGCTAACTGGGGCGAAAGCGGTAAGAAGGGTAAAAAAAGACAAAAAAAAGCAGGTGGTGGTCCTGTAACAATACGTGGTCAAGGCGTTGTTATGTCTAACAGATTAAGGTAATGGCAAAAAAAGAAACACTTAAAGATTGGTTTTCTAAAAACCAAGGCAAAGGGTGGATTGATTGTAAAACCGGTAAACCCTGCGGTAGAAAATCTAAAAAAGATAGTAAAAGGCCTTATCCTGCATGTAGACCAACGAAAGCACAATGTAATGCGGCAGCAAAAAAGAAAACAGGACCAAAAAGAATTAGTTGGAAAGATGGTAGGAAAAAAGCAGCAACTGGCGGTCCTATTACAATTAGAGGCCAGGGAATTGTTATGGCAAACAGATTAAGATAAAGTAATAATATGACAACATTAAAAAATCCAAAAAAAGCAGATCTAGATAAAGACGGTAAGTTATCTTCTTACGAAAAGAAAAGAGGTATGGCTATTGAAAAATCTATGAAGAAACAGAATCGTGCTAAAATGAAAAACGGCGGTTTTATAGCTAAAGGGTGTGGGGCTGTCATGAATGATAAACGTAAAGTTACAACTATTAGTTAGGAGAAATTATGGCTAAGAAAGATAAAATCAAAGCAAAACAGGAGGCTAGAGAAAAAGCCAAGGTAAGACCTGATGAAGCGACTGAAGATCGTATTTATTACAATATGCCTAAGAAAAAAGCTCCTGCTAAGAAAACTTCAAAAAAAACTAAAAAGTAGGAGATAGTATGTTTAAAAGAACTAAAGGATATTCTGGCGGAGGTAAATCCAAAGCTATGAAAAAAGGCGGTAAATCTACAAAAGGATTTGCTGGAGGCGGCCCTTCAAAAAAATCCAAAGGATACGCAGCTGGAGGTCCAACTAAGGGCATGAAGCGTGGCGGCCCTACAAAGGGTATGAAGGCTGGAGGCCCTACGAAGGGCATGAAAAGAGGTGGTCCTACTAAAGGTATGAAAGCAGGTGGACCAACCAAAGGAATGAAACGCGGCGGTCCTACTAAAGGTATGAAAAGAGGTGGACCTACAAAAGGCATGCGTATGGGGGGACCTGCAAAGTCCAAAGGTGTTAAAAAAGGTGGCAAAAACTCAGCAGTTGGTATAGCTAAGAGGGGTTTTGGTAGAGCCTATATGAATTCAAAAAAATAGGTGGCGTATTTATATAGCAACATCCCATACTTTAAGTGTTGGGTAAGAAAAGAATACACCCATAATCATGAAAAATATCATGGTGAATTTTTACATGCTATGGCAGTTGGAGTTACTACCATGCCAACTAGGTGTCTTAGTTTTCAAGTTATATTTACTGGTATAGAAGCAGAGGGAGAAGAAGAGGATACGGTACATGGCGGAGCTATGTGGGCAAGGATGCCCATTACTGCTTTAGTTGCAGATATACCTGTCGAAGATTGGCCTGTTCCTATGGCTACTCATGATGCACAACCTTGGGATTGTTCATCTCATAATAATTCTGTTTACGTTATAGACAGGGCAACTCCTTGTCCTTGGATGGCAAAAATTGATGGTAATTTTTATCCAGCCAGATATTTATTTACCGTAGATTATGCAGAAAACGAGATAGCAGACGATCCTGCTCAACATAAACAAAGTCATGTAATGGAACTTTTAGATGCTGGAGAATGGACAGGCAATATAGTAGCTTTGCCAAATAACAGAGTAAGAGTTACACACCCAGCTTGGTTTGTTACTGGACAAGGCGCACCAGATTTTCGTCCTTCTGCTCATATACACTATTCTAAATCTGATTTAGACTATACACTTGATGTGAATAGGATATTTGATAACTTATATGCGGAGGATGAATAATGGCTGACTTATCTATTGCACAAAAAAGAAAACTAATTAAAGAGCTAAAAGGGGCATCCAAACTTCATGCCAAACAAGCTGCACAAATAGAAAGATCTCTCAAAAAAACTAAAAAGAAAAAGTAATGGCACTTTCAGGAAGTACAGACTTTGAGCCTAATGTAGCTGAGTTTATAGAAGAAGCATTTGAGAGATGTGGATTAGAACTTAGGACAGGTTATGATTTAAAAACCGCTAGGAGGTCTATAAACCTAATGTTAGCAGAATGGGCTAATAGAGGCTTGAATCAATGGACAATCGAACAAGCAACGCAGACTGTTACCGAAGGTACTGCTAGTTACTCTTTAAATTCTAATGTTATAGATGTTTTAGATGTAGTCTTGCGTAGAACTGTAAATCAAACACAAACAGATATAAGCATGAATCGTATTAGTAGATCTGAATATATCAACATACCAAACAAAGAAACAAAGGCTAGGCCATCACAATTTTTCTTTGATAAGTTAACAACACCAGCATTAAAGGTTTGGCCTACACCTGAAAACAGTACTGATATATTAGTTTTTAACAAACTGGTAAGAATGGATGATGCAGATAAAGCTACTAATACTATGGACATGCCGTTTAGATTTTATCCCTGTTTTGTTGCGGGGTTAGCGTATTATCTGTCGCTGAAGAAGTCTCCTCAACTCACCCCGCAACTCAAGGCTATATATGAAGAAGAGTTTAGAAGGGCAGCTGACCAAGACGAAGATAGAGCATCTTTTAGGATAAGACCTAATTTGAGGATGAATTAATATGGCTTATGCGGTTGGTAAATTCGCTAAAGCATTATGTGATCGTTGTGCTTTTGAGTACAAACTTAATGAACTAAAAGAAGAATGGAATGGTTTAAAAGTTTGTCCGAGTTGTTATGAACCTAAACATCCTCAGTTAGAACCTTTAACAGTTAAAGCAGATCCTGAAGCACTATACAGGCCTAGACCTAATAATGATAAAGAAGTGGG